AATCCAATTAAGTGTACAGGCTGTTTAAATTCGTAGCATAATCTTGAAGCTAATAATACTGCATAAGGACCACTACCCCAATGCCAAGGATTGTCAGGACGGGTATCACCTTCATAAGGTAAATGCGGTACTGTTTCAACTCCCTTAAACTGATCTACCCAATCTGATCTAGTATATAAAGTACCCTTGTATTCGTTCTCTTGTGCTTCAATAACCATGCGTCTATCACAGCATATCAAGTGATGTACGTAATGATCTCTATATATTGCATTACAGCCTATTTTTGTACGTTCGTATCCGTCTATATTTAGGCCTAGCCTACTTTCTCCGTTACCTATTACTAGCATGATACATTATTTAATAAATACAGTATAAGTTAGGACATGATACGAAATGACAGCATTTTACGATTTTTTTAGATATATTAAGTTGTACTCTACAGACGGTACAACACTAGAAGCTACACTTGAAGGTGATAGTGTAACTGATAGCTTGAATATTAGCAGAGGTAATGGCGTAGCTTTTACGGGAGCTAACGCATCTACGGATTCATTTAAGATAGATGTTGATTATGATTTAACAGTACCAGTATCAACTACATCAATAAGACTGTCTGATGTCAACGGAAATAACAAAGATATAGCATTAGTACCTGGTGGTAACATGACTATCACTAGAGATAGTTCAGGGCAACTTACTATCGCGGCATTGATTGGTGGTGTTAGTAAAAGCATTAGTGCAATTACACAGGCCAATCCTGCTAGGGTAACAACTACTAACCCACACAACTTTACAGAAGGTACGCCAGTAACATTAACTGACATAGTGGGAATGACTAACCTAAACGGTAACGAATATTACATGAACGTTATCGACGGTACAAACTTTGACTTGTACGCAGATGATCTTTTAAGTACAACTGTAGACAGCACAGGATTTCCTGCTTACGTTTCAGGCGGTGTTGCTACTGCTGACTATGGTGGAGCCAAACAAGCATTTAAAACAATTAGGGTATCAGGACAAACTGATATCGTAGCAGATACCATTGCTGATCTACTTACACTTGTAGGTGGCACAGGTATTGACATTACAACCACAGCAGGTACTGACACAGTTACATACGCAATAGATTCAAGTGTTGTAACACTTAACGATACACAGACATTAACAAATAAAAGCATAAGTGGTTCAGGTAATACACTTTCAGCTATTCCAAATAGTGCATTAACAAACAGTGGTATAACTTTTGAAAGAGTTGGCGGTAATTCAACTGTTGCTAGTTTAGGTGACACGGTTGGTTTCCAAGGAACAGCAAGTGAAGTAACTGTAGGTGAAAGCTCAGGTGTGTTTACGATTGGCTTGCCAAGCACCGTAGCAATCACAACAGGCTTGACTGTAAACGGTATAACGGCAGTTACTGAAAGTGCAACTCAAACACTTACAAACAAAAGCATAGACCTAACAGATAATACTTTAACAGGAACACTTGCAGAACTTTCAACTGCTATCAGTGATGATACTGTGACAGGTATAGCCGCAACACAGACCTTAACAAATAAAACATTAACTAGTCCAACTATAAATGGATTTAGTGGCACTGGTGATGGATCTATAGTTGGTGACTTATTAATGCAAAGTAACGATGCAGGATCATTTGCAGACCCTTTACTAAGACTTGTTAGAAACAGTTCAAGTCCAGCACAATGGGATTACAATGGTGCAATAGTTTTCCGTGCAAATACTAGTGATGGAACTACAAGAGATTTTAGTACGATATTATCTAGAACAGCAGTGGTTACTGAAGGATCACAAGAAGGAAGATTATTGTATTATGTTCAAAACGGAACAGGCAATAACACTCTTTCTTACCAAATGAAGCACGATGGGTTTCAATTATACAGTAATCAATACGTAGAATTTAGATCAAGCAGTGATAATTTTATTAGATTGACTCCTTCTACAGTAACCGGTAATAATACAAGAGTAATAACATTGCCAAACGCAGGTGGTACGGTGGCCGTGAGTGCTTCATCACCATTGTCATTGTCGGCGGCAGGTGACATCGATCTAGGCACAGTTCCTATAGCAAAAGGTGGAACAGCATCAACATCTGCTTCAGATGCCAGAACAGCATTAGGACTTGCCATTGGCACAGACGTACAGGCCTATGACGCAGACTTGGCCGCACTAGCAGGACTAACTTCCGCGGCTGACACAGGATTATATTTTACAGGTTCAGGTACTGCTGGTACGTTTACACTAGGAGCAATAGGAAGAACATTCCTTGGTGCTACAAACGTTGGTAATGCCGCAGGTTCACAACGTAAATTACTAGGCGTTGATAATGATGACAACGTACAAATGGGAAGTTTAGGAATAGGAACTGCCGCTTCAGGAACTGCTGGAGAGATCAGAGCAACTGATAACATCACAGGATACTATTCATCGGATAGCAGACTAAAAGAAAATATTACTAATATTCCAAATGCACTAGACAGGGTAGCCAAGTTAAAAGGTGTAAGGTTTGATTGGTGTGACTCTTACATTGAAGAACGTGGTGGAGAAGACGGATACTTTATTAAGAAACACGACACAGGATTAATTGCTCAAGACGTACTACAGGTATTACCAGAAGTAGTGCGTGAGAAAAAAGATGGATACCTAGGTGTACAATACGATAAGTTAGTAGGACTATTGGTAGAAGCAATCAAAGAACTAAGAAAAGAAGTAAACGAATTGAAATCTAAGGGGTAAAAGATGGCACTACCTAGCAGTGGACCGATAAGTTTTGCAGACCTCCAAGCAGAATTTGGAGGAACTAATCCTATATCATTATCAGAATTCAGAGCATCAAGATTCAACTCTGCTAGAACCAGTGGCGGACCTGGCTACCAAATATCCTATGTAACTTATAATTCTAGCAATAACAAATTACAACTCAGTGGCGTTGACGTAGACTTTATTAACATAAACACTGATTCGAAGTTAGTATTACTTCTTAAGGATCCAACAGGGGCAAATGGCTGGAATGATGGCAACTTGTATTTTAGTTCAACCACAACACCAGGCAACAACAATCTAATTACCAATGGTGTCACTAATAACGGTGCAGGTGGCAATAGCATGATGATAATAGATGGTTCAGATGCCAGCTTTACATCATCAACAGGTGGTTTAACAAATGGATATTTAAAATCAGACAGCACAACTGCTTCAACGGCAGTAGAGATTCAGATTGTTACTGACCCAGGAAATACTGCAACGGCAGTTGACTACCTTTATGGTAAGGCAAGATTTAGCTTTTCAGATGTAGGAGGATTTGTAGGAGGATCCGTTAACACAAAGATTACTTCTATGAGCAACATCTTAGATACAGACAACGGAGTTATTGTTCCTAATGGGGGAAGTATAGACTTTACCCATGTGTGTACTGCATTACCAACAATAGCCTCAGGAGGTACTTGGCACTATCTTTATTTTATTGTATATGACGCTACTTGGAACAGTTCTACAAAACAATTTACATTTGATAATTTTAGAAATGTTGCATGGACAAACAACACTGGTTACACAAACGGATCAGGAACATTCCTAAACGGCAGTAATAATAATGCAACCAACGTAGCTAATTACATAGCCACCACGGCAGGTTATAACGTAGCACGTACTCCTAATTATTTAGGTACCACAGAAAACATAACGTTACAAATGACAAACAGTGGATCAACACTTAATGGTACATTAACGAATAGCACTGGTGGTTATATATTGTTTTACAAATATACAATGTCAGATGCAACTGGTTTCCCAGCTGGATCAAAAAACAGATTACCAAGCCTGCTATGGGCAGATAGTTCAAACAATTTTACAAACTCACACACGGCTTTAAGTGGAGGAAATCCAACAGGTTGCTTTGAAACATTCAATAGACAGAACTATGGATTTCCAACATGGCTTAAAATAACATTTCATTACACTCCTGTTGGTAGTGGTACTGAGGTAAATTTAGGAAACTACAACTACATCTTTGAAGATGGGTCAAGCCAAACAGATGCACTGAACAAGATCAAGACTGATACAGAAGCATACTTTCATGACGTCTTAGATACAGGCGAAGAGTATCCATATTTGTACTGTGACGTTAATGCTGACTCAATAGACTTTCGTTATTATCTACCTGGAATATTAAGAATAGAACCAGAATATTTTAGATACGGATACAATCAAGGTGGTACAGGCGGTGTTGCACATACAAACACGGCCGCTAGTGCGATTCAAGGACATTCAAATTACAATTTTGCAACATTTAAATCAAATGAATTAAGCACTGGTGCTAATGGCAACCAGAACATAAAACGACAAACTATCAACATGAGCTTGTCACAATACTACAATGCTAGAGCGGAGTTAACACTTGGATCAGGATAAAGAAAAACTTCGACAACCAGACGGTACAATGCCAAAGGGAGATGATAGTGAGATGCAACAAAAACACAATAACACTCCGCCTTTGCCTAAGCCAACAGCTGAGTATAACGAACCTAAAAATTAATCTATATGATTGTTAAGGTCTTTTTCGGGTGGAATGTCTGCTCTGCGATTAGCTCTTCTGCCTTTTGATATCTCAGTTTTCAACTCGCCTATCTCTTTGATAACTTTTATGAAATCTTCCTGACTCTGTCTTAACATATCTGTCAAATTTTTGACAGCAAATATCACCCACCACCACCATGCGAATGCTATGATACCAAATAAAACTGCTATTGCTATGATTACTATGTCGGACCAAGTATCAGGTCCTAACCAAAGAGTTAAACATAATCCAAGTAGTGCAACCATCGGAGCCAGTCTTCCTAGCCATTGCCAAAACTTAATGTGTCCTAGCATTTTCAGGCCCCTATTTGGCCAAACGGTTTCCACTCTCCTGGGGTGCCATCCTGTATGCAAACCCAACCTACGAATCCTGTTGGACTCGGAGTGTCATTCCAAACTATGTCTCCACGTTTGTAATTGCCTGATTGTGGTACGTCTGATCCTACTTCAAATTTCTTATTTTCAAACTTAATTGGACCGCTTGTACTAAAACAAACATCTGGATTGTTAACACCTATTCCTAGTTTACCTTTAACAGTAGTAATAGAATCAGCATCAGTTCCAACTTCAATGCGATTGTTTGCTTTAAGTTTGATTCTAGTTTGATCATCAGTAATAAGTTCTACATCACTTGTTGTGAATGCTCCAACCTTTACTGTATCATAACCTGGATCAACAATAAATTCTACTTCATTACCAGCAACACTTAACTGACCGTTAGGTGCTTCTGAGCCAATGCCCAAACGCATACCATCACCATCATAAAATATAAACTGATCTAATACAAAATTACCTTCTGTTCTAAGGTTTCTTAATGTACCCACTTCAGTCAAACTAGATTTAGTAACATCTGCTCCTAGTTCGTTTGAAGAAAGTACTGTTATGTTTCCTATTCTATACTCACCATGAGTATCTATGATCTCACTTGACCAAAGTCTGTCTGGGTTCCCTTGCATGACTAATTGTTTAGTATGCCCTGAACCTGTCCACATCAAGCCTTTTCCATACGGTGATTCGTTCTCACAATCAAAGTTTAATGGGCTTGTTCTGTCATTACGTATATCCGCTTTAACTTCATTAACTTCAAGTTTAGCGGCCTTGATAGTTCCTGCTACTGTAAGGTCTTCCTCAACCTTAACACTATTCTTAAGTAATCCAACTTTTAAGTTGTCTGTACTTACAAGATCATTTTCAACTACTAGTTGAAGTGATGTAGCTCTGTCTTGTATACCCATTGTACTAAATTCAGTAATAGTGCCACCGTGGATCTTGTCACCACTGATCTCATTATTAAGGAATTCAGGCTTAGGTAATTCACGTTTCGCAATAGTTTCGATAGACCGTCCTAATTGTTCTAGCCCGTCTTTTACTGCTTTAAGTTCAGAATCTTGGATATCATGTGTGCTCATGTAAGTATTTATCAAACTTATATTGTTTGATTTAATCTATTGTTTTAAGTAAAATTGTATCAGGATTGATACGACCATTGAGTTTGATGTCTACTGCATTGATCTCGTCCAAGAATTTCTTGATCTTGATTTTGCCAGCATCTTTAAACTCTTTTAGCTTTTCTTCTGGTTTACGTAGTGTTTTTTGTATGGATTCGTCCTCACTAAAGCCTGTAATTGTAGTACCTTTAACACCCAGTCCTGTACCTTCTCTACGTTGATGTAGTGGATCTTTGCTACTAGCGATATACCTACCTAGCTTACGTGTTTTAATGTTGAATACCCAAAGCTCTTCAGCACCTATGATTTCTTGTGGATTGATACTAGCTAACTGGAACTTCTCATCATTAACTTTGAACCTTAATTTAGCAACCATCTTCTCTTTGCTACGAATACGTTTACGTGGCTTTCTGTTTGCTTTGGCTGTGTCAATGATTATATCACAAGCACCCATAAACAATGTTAGTGCTTCTAGATATTTCTTAATGTGTTTCTTATCGTAGTCTGAGTATGCTTCAATTAACTGTTCAGCCCAGTCTCGATCACGTTCACTCATTGCATCACGTTGGGCTTTGCTTGGTGGTTGTAATACTTCTGTAAATTCTGCTATCTCGTCTGTGTACCAATCTTTGATTCTACGTGCATGAGCCTGTGTACATTTTACATCATTAAGATGTTTGCTAATTCTAAAGGACTTAGGATCAAACTTATCTGGATTTTCACTCCATGTATCTAACCAATCATCAACTCCACCCATCATTAACAAAGACTGCGATGCGATGCGTTCTTGTATGCTTGGTTTTCTAGCTTCAAGTTGCTTTTCTTTTTCTTCCTTTATCTTTACTTCTTCAATCACTTTACTTCCCGTTTCAACGAGTTCGTTTAAATTTTTATCTATAAAATGTTCCATTGGTTTGATTTCTCCCATTGTACCTGGAAGTTCTAACCAGTGGTCTGCGTAAGGTTTGTGATATGACGGAAAGCCTTTGTTCAATAGTCTACAACTTGTACCAAGTGTACACCCAAAACGCCATTCCGGATTCTTTCCTATAGCCTTTATGTGTTTCTTCCATTCAGGCTTGTCCTTACAATACTCAAGAATCCATCTTTTGTAGTCAGCACCTTTAAACTCTAACCTATAGTAGTTATAACAACTATCCTTTAGTCGTCCAAAGGTCGGTCCATCAAGTTCACTTGCCTTTGAAATATCTGGCTCATGGTTCTTTTGACTTACCCGTCTCGTAGTCTTTCTCTTTTTACGAGCACCTTTTAAAAGTGATATAGCCAATCTTCAATCTCCTGCAAAAATATGTCTAACACAGTTACTATATAGCAAAAAAATAAAAAGTCTACTAAAAATGACTTTTAATATTATATTTTTTCGCCATTTTCGTCTGATCTAAATGTTTTAAATCTAGGAAAACGTAAACTATATGTGTCTGAATCTTGTGATTGAGTTCTTGCGTCAGCTCTTATTTCTACTAAAGAACCAATGAGGTTAGCACGGTCAGTCCAGAACTGATCACGTTGACTGTCAGTGAAACCACTTCCACAGTTAAGGTGATAATTGTATCCATCGTCTTCTCCTTCTACAATGATTGCGCCAAGTCTGCCTTCATTTCGTCCAGTTCCTTCTTCAACTGCGACTACTTTCAATGTAACTTCAATAAATGGTTTGGCTTTTAACCAAGCATGAGATCTCTTACATTCATATACTGCTTGTTGATCTTTGATCATAACCCCTTCATATCCACCGTCTACAGCCGCTTTATTAAGCTCTACAAAGCGATCTTGACCTTCTGGGCTACTTAGATCCACATCTTCCCAGTCCAGTGCTTGTACGTGCTCTAAGGCGTCTTTATTAGCTTCTACCCAATGCCATACATATTGACTTCTTTTGGATTGTTCTACTTCATACTTTCCTTCTAAGAACTTGTCTAAAGGAATCATATCAAATAAGTGTAGTACTGCATCTTTGGCAACACCACCACTCTTTCTGTGTACCTGTTTCATAAGGTCTTGGAAGTTAGCACTCATCACTTCTCCATCTAATACTAGATCATATGGAGCAGGCTTTTCTTTTAATACTGCTTCTATCTCTGCAATGATGTGTCCAAAGTTATGAAACTGCTTACCATTTCTGCTAAACATTTCTACCTTACCATCTTTGATAACTGTTAATACTCTAACACCATCAAGTTTAATTTCTATTTGTTTTGGACCAACCATCTTCTTTTCATGGTTAGCTGAATCGTGTGCAAGTTGGCAAGTGAACACAGGAATCATGTATTTGTCAAAGCCGTTTTTCTTTGCAACATTGTTTACTGTCTTTTCACTTACACCACAACGTAAATCCTTAATAAGGATACGTCTGTAAAAACCATTCCATTGTTCTGCTGTCGCTGAACTCATTACAAGTTCAATAGCATCTCTGGCCGCATGACCAGTTAATTCTCTTTTGTTAAGTTTATCTGCAAGTTCTACGAATATCTTCCATTCACAACCTTGTCCACTAATTACCGTGTCCTTTGTTGGAACTTGCTTTACGCCAAATGTGTGTAATGGATCAAGTGCCATTTTAACACCTTCAAAGAACTCATCTAGTCCTTCGTTCATTGCGTCTAAAAGTATTGATTCTTTAGCAAGACGTGAATTGTCTGCTTCTAGTTTTTCTATGATTGCCTGTGGTTGTGTTCTCATTTGTGCCTCTCTTTAATTATTATATACATTATATAATCAATATTTTCATTTGTCAAGTCTTTTTTTGGCGGACCCAAAGAGATTCGAACTCCTGGCCTCCAGTTCCGCAAACTGGCGCTCTATCCAGCTGAGCTATGGGTCCGTTCTACTATTATAGTTTATTATTTTGGTTTTGTCAATTAGAATCTGCAGGCAACTTCGGCTTTTGGTATAACTTTTTCTCTTAACTCTTTGAGGGTAGGATCGTGTATGGTTTTGATTTCTACGTCAGGTTGAACATCACAGTCTATTCTTTTAGCACAGGCGACCACTAGAACCAAACAGGTTAATATGACCAGTGCCAATTTCATCACGAATATTTAGTCACAAAAAAAGGCAAGCTCGAAAGCTCGCCTTTTAGTGTAAACCGTTGCTCAGGTCTTAGTTAGATACTAAACCTTTTGCCATAGCTTTGTAACCAGCGGCAACAACTGCTCTAGAGGCAGAACCTAATCTGTACTTTCTAGCACCAGTTTTTGTTGTGTTTAAGTATACAGGGTAACCTGCGAATCTTAAACTTTGAATAACCGCTTGTGGATTACCAGCTTTAAATTTGCTTGAAATTTGAGCTGAAGTTAGTTCCTGACCGTTTTTAAGTGCAGTCAATACACTATCTTGAATTGTATTTTTCATAACATCTCCTTAATTAAGTTTCAAATACAGTATGTATTATAACAAAAATATATAATAAAGTCAAGTGTTTGTTTGCCAATTACACAAAATCGGGGCCATGCACCCACCCAACTAAACTTATACGAGTACCTTTTGTTACAGGGACAACCTTGTGAGGCATCCAACTAGGAAAGAAACATATCTCATATTTCTTTAATTGGATTGGGTAACCAATTGAGTCTGGCATAAGTGTCAATTCGCCTCCTTCAAACTCACTTGGGTCATTTAGTAAACAACTAAATGAAATCTTTCTACTGTCATTGTTAACTCCTTTGAACCCTGCGTCTGAGTGCATGGAGTAATGACCTTTCTTGTTTGCATCGTAAACACTATATTGAAGTGTTTCCAAATATGTAATAGAATATTTAAAATGAAAATCGTTTGCATGGTGTATAACTCCGCCCAATAAGTTATAAAGTTGAGGATTGGTATTTGTATCAATCCAACTTATATCTGTTGAACGTAGCTCATCATCGTGTTCGTTTGCGCCTTCTTGTACATACCCGGCCTTTTGTAAGGGATTCTGTTCCTCTACCCATTTATGTAAATCGTTTACTATCTCGTCAGTTAATCCCCAGTTCTCTACACGATACTCTGGTAATGGATTGTTTCTGTGTTGTGGGGGTGTTAGTATGTACATTATTTTAACCTTACCTGTACTGTGACTCTTGTTTGTTTTGCCCAAGGAGTGATTGCAGTTACACTATGTAATGTAGGACTTTGTCTATTATCATTTAAGATCAATCTGTTAAAGGCAGGTTCTTCTGCTCGAATGGTATCACCGTCCTTCCATAAAAACAATCCACCATCACTTGAGTCCCAATGTTGATTGAGATATATTGTGCCACTAGCAATATAACCTGAGTCATCATGCCAATCTAACATACTGTTTCTATTCCATAGATAAATGTATGCTTCAAACTTTAGATCACTATAAAATGGATTAAGGTTTACAAATGCTTTCTTAACATCAATAACACCATTGCGTAGTGTACTCATGTTAGCACTATTAGAACCTTCTACTACGATACCTTCCCAACTGTGGCTAGTTGACCAACAAGCCTCTGTCGACTGTATCTTTTCTTTTATTTCAGTTGCAATAGTATCTATTGTATCCTGTGCTAAAAAGTTATCCTTGATTGTTATCATTTTTTTCCTGTATCATCAAAGCTCTGTGATAGCTTCTAGTAAGCAAGTCCATAACCCTTTGGTATTGTATTCCTGCTCTAACGTGTGCCAACTGTCTTGTACTTGGTGAAGTACCTGTGTTTACTATGCAACGTTTCTTGTTCGGATTAATAAGATATACCTTACCTAACTGTGTTGGTACTATACCAAAGTCTTCAACAACAGTATGGCAATCTAGTCCTGGCTCTTCCATACATATCATTAATGGTATTGGCCAAGCAATTAGATCTAGTGTATCAACATTGTCAGTTGGTTCTACTATGTTAAAGTTATGTGGTTGTACATACCCGCCCGGCTCTATACGCCAATAGTTAATCTTAACAAGTGAATCACAAGCACTATTATCAAACCACCATTGTGCTGTCTGTGTCATATCAGCACCTTCAAGTTTATGCCATTGATTGTTGTAAACTGTAACACCCTTAACGTCACCTAATGGTAATGGCTTTGTATGGGTAACAACTCTATCTGTTTCTAATCTAATTTTAAAATTGAAACCAAAGTCTTCGTAGTCTGGTGGATTAACACTTTTTAAATCTAATTCAATCCAACCTATCTTGTTGCTTAATAATTGTTGTACTACCCACTTACCTACTTCATGCCCAACCTTTGCGTTTACATCAGAAGAGATAGGCTCGTACCTAAAACCTTTGTCTTTGTGTGCTTCGTAAAATTCTTTTGTTTCGTTATCCATAATCTTTCCAATAGTGGTGCCGCTTCACGGATTCGAACCGCGGACCTACTGATTACAAATCAGTTGCTCTACCAACTGAGCTAAAGCGGCTTATAAGATCAATCAAAGTCTGTTCTAACAATATGCTTTCTCAATGCTCTAACAAGTTCTTCTATCTTGTCAATTACAGAAATTAACTGTTTGTCTGTAATATAACTTTGACGTTCACGTAGCTTGTCATAATCTTTCAAAGGTATAGTTACTGTGCTACCTTCGTTTTCGTATGTTGCATCTTCTGATCTATCATCTGTCATAAATCCCCTTTAGTTCATTTAGACGATCTTCCATCCAACTTATTGCAGTATGTATGTGTCCAGTATCGTGCGGTTGAAGTTGACTTTTGGCGTAATCAATTTCGTCTTCAAGAACCTTTACTTTGATCAGGTTGCCCGGAAAGTCTTTGAACTTCTTCTTCACTGCCTCTTGTTTGGTCTTCTGTTTCGTCATCAGTAGTACTTACCTCTGGCATAGTTCCATTGACCGCTCTTTCGAGTAAGCCGTCAACATCTATGTCGTGATGCTCTAACATTTGGAGAGCATCAACAGGAGTCTTACACAATTTCTCCTTAACCATTTGCCTAACTACATAAATGATATTATATTTTGATAAATTTAAATACTTTCCATCTGGACCATATAACTCTTGACTAAAAATTCTACCCATTTGCTTCAACCTTTCTAACTCTATCATAAACAAACGAACGCCAACCTTTTGCATTGGTGTCCCATACTGTTATGTTTTTATCGTGAGCTTCTTTGGTTGCTTTTGGGTGATTTTCTTTTGGTATCACATTTAAGTCTTTCGTGCAAGTCATTACACGTTCGTCTCCGTTTAGTTTATTAAAAGTTACTACGGCTGTCTTTTCGGATAACATTTTAAGTAACTCGTCTTTGGTTGGTATGCCTTTTAATTTTGCTATTTCATCTACACTCATATTCCACGTCCAGTCTTTACTTCAAATATAGCTGGTCCAGGAGTTGTAAATTCTAGTCCTAATTTGTTGCCAACATACATTCGTCCATTCCATAGAAGTTTTAATTTGTTACGTGCTATAAACACATCAACATATTTCTTTTCTTCAAATCTATCAACGTCTGCTTCGTTGACAACATCGTTATCAGTGCAAGTTATTTTACACTTACTATCGTATTGCTTATTCATCGTTACCCCATAAGTTATTAATTCTACTTTTATATGACATATACAGTATAAAGTCAACCAGTAAGAAGTTCAAAAGTAGTCCCATTACTGTTAGGACCATTCCGAACAAGTATGGTAATAAGAATAAGAACAAGAGTACTTTTACAAGATAGTCCATTACAAACATCTGTGGAACTATCCAAGTTGGCCAACTACCTAGCATAGGCTTAGGTGGTTTCTTCCTAAAGTCTTCGAACTCATATTGCATATTCAAAATTCTGTGATTTGTCGTTGATGCTTATTTGTTTCGCACCGTTACGTATGTGGAAATGTGTTGCCATAGGTGTAAGCGGAGATAGTGTAACTACTCTTTCAATGCCTTGTGTTTTTGCATACTCCAGAACCTTTTGTATAAGTTCTCTACCTGCTCCACGTTTACGTGACCATACTGTGTATGCAATGGCAATCTTCTTTTCTTCTTTCATATGTGCAAGTTCACTCATCATATCTAGTTCCTTTACACTATGTGGTATGTCACTTGTATATGCAATACAAATGATGCCTTCTATGTTGTCTTCGTATTTAAGTCCAAATATTTGACGACCATGTGTGATACGCCATCCCAATGTTAGTTCAGGTCTTACTGGATCCTCAGATACGTCAATATCATCTAGTTCAACTAGTTCCGTACCTTTTACCCATCTAAAGAAATCATCAGTTTTATTTTTAAAAAATTTCAAAGGTTACCCTTTCTTAAAGTTATGAATTTCTGTTTCGGTCTCTCTGTGCCTTTAATGCTCTCTTGATACCACGTTTTTTAGCCAAACGTTTTTTCTCACTTGGCTTTTGGTAGTATGCTCTTTCCTTAAGTTCTAAAAGCAAACCTTCTTTCTTAAGTTTTCTTTTCATAACTCTAAGGGCTTTTTCAACATTGTTATTTCTAACTATGACTTCCATATTTCTCCTTAATGTAATGTGTTCTGTCGATCCATAAATACGTCTTCTTCAGTCCAATCAACTCCAAAGTACGTTTCGCATAGACTTGCTATTGCTTCTGGTACCTCATCATCTTCTTGACCTTTAGGAACGTAAAGACCTTTCAGATCACCGTTCTTATTAATAATCAATCCCCAATCATCTGTATCAAGGACTTCTTCTATTGCAACAAACTTGTGATTCGCCATCGTACTATCTCCAATAAGTTTACAATAGATTGACATAGTTTTAATATTACTATAAGTCTTCAGTTTTGTCAACCTATCTTTACGTAATTTAAAATCGTTTCAGGGAATTTGGTAATAAAATTTTCCCCGTGCCTTTTAACTTTTGCCTTAATCTTAAAGGTAGTATCTTCTTTTGGTAAATCTTTTGTTTGATCGAAACTTTTGAAAAAGCTAATTAGGTTGCCTTCACTTGATCCATTTAATACATGACACCCAAACTTATCTACAAACTTAATTTCGTGCAAAGTAAAATCACCTTGAAAAACACTTCCAATAGTACTTATGTGTTTCGACTCAGAGAAGTTAGTTTTAAGAGATTTCTTAACGTCTTTCTTCTTCTTACCTTCGAAATATATCTTTGGAGTAACTGCAACAATACCAAACATATCTTTTGTTAGTTGTTGTGTGTTTAGACAAGTAATAAGAGTTTTCATATAATCAGACAACGTGTCAGCCATAATGGCTAAAGTATTTTCTTTGTTAATCCATTCAACTGAGGCAACTGCATTTTGTAAGTCTTCGTCTTTGATAGTCATCTGTTGCCAGTCCTTAGGTAACATCTCTGTGTCAGTATCAAACTGAAGAAGTAAACAGTCTTTGTTAGAAAATTGTGTAGGATTGTCTTCGCTGAAACGTCTTGTTTCTTTGTAGTAGTCGCCATTGATTCTGTATGCGGCGAAACTTGCCGATAGTATATCTACTAGCGGAAATTTTTTAATTTCTTTATTCATTTGTGCCTCACTTGCCTAATTATAGTATATACTATAACATCAATGTTTTGGTTTGTCAACCAGAAATTATAAAATGTGATCTGCTACTTTAAGTTCAACCAATTGTTTGGCTGTAAAATATTGGTCTGATGGGTTGTTGAATTTCTTACGTACATCAGCTAGACTATATCCTGTGGCGTCTCTTAGAATTTGCATACATCTTTGTTCACAGTTATTGTTCTCTTTCATCTGTGCTTTCATGTCGTGCATCTTAGATTCCATTGTATCTGAATGTTGGTGGTTCATGATACCTGTATTCTTACCAATATATCTTTCTCCAGTTTTACCACTAGCAAAGATCAAGAATCCTGCACTCATAACCGCTCCAACTCCAACGGTTGAAATAGTATGGTAGCTATCTCTCATAACATCAATCAATCCAAAAGTTTCATACAGATCTCCACCAACTGTATTCACGTAAAGTGTAAGTCTTCTTTTGGGTCTTTTTACAAGATTAGCTGAAAGGATCCATTTGATACACTTGGCAATATTCTCATTATCTAGCTCTCCATTCAGATAATGGATATCGTTGTCGTGCAACGTTGCTTCGATCCTCTCGTCCACAGAATATTGTTCGTATGCTTTTTTCATGAAATCCTAATTCTAGTTGTATTTAGTCGTGTGTCCATTTAAGGTGTCCCAAATTGTGTTTTTCAGCCCAACGTACAAAGAGCCCTAATTCTCGCCCATGTGCTTCTATTTCCCAGGGTCTTTCAAAGTACTCATCTGCACCCAGGTCGTATTTTTGCCCAAGAAAGCTGACTTTTTCAGCACCAGCTAGATCTCGCATCTCACCTCTAGCGAACTGCTTCACGTGTACCATTTCGTGGCAGATGCTTTCTAGCACTCTTCTGAGCCTAGCACTTGGATCAATTTCTATCAAAAATTCCTTGGGTCTGTAGCTTTCATCTTCCCACATACAGTTACCCATTTGTCTGTGCTTTTCGTACAGTGGTGTAAAATGTAATTTAATAACAAGGGTTTTTGCTAGGCGTTCACTCATTAGCTTTTTCGCACAAAAATCTATGATAGATCTTGCGTATGCTTTTTGTGATTTTGTGCCGCCTTTAATACTAACTTCCATTATGTCACCCTTTGTTGATTGTAATATATATTATATACAAAGTTGTCCACAAAGTCAACCTATTAGGTTCAAGAAAAAAGTAGGTTTTTCAACGGTTTAAAAACTATGTTGCCAAAATAACTTAAATACTATTATGAAGGACTTTTATCAAAGCGCCTTTTATGGGCTTGTAAAAGAGACTCAAGAAACAAGCGGTTATACTTTACCTGTAGAGCTTGAATCTTATGTAGTGATGCTTCTTGCGGATAAAGTTGATAAACCAAACTTCCTACCAGAAACTAGTTTTGCAGAAAGTTATTTAGAATTACGGAATAGCAGAGATGCTAAAAGCCTAGGAGATAATTGTTTGTTTGTTACGGGAGTGTTTCCCACATACGGTATTGATATCGACTACTATATTGGTATAGGTCAAAGCAGTTACAATCGCATTTCATACGGTATGAACAAAGAGTTATTTGATTCTCTATCTATCCACTTCCGCTTTCTGCGTAAATTTATTAACTTGACGACTTCTTATGATAGCTCTGTTTATCGCTAGCCACTAACAAACAATCAGCTTGGATAGCCTGTATCATATTATCTATTTCAACTTCAGGCGCTTTTGGTGATCCATACTTCATCTCACGCAGGTTATCAGCCATAAGTTTAATAGAGTCTATCTTGTCGCATAGTTCTGATATTTTATGTATCATCTGTACCTCTATTAGTAATTATTCTATATACTAAATATAGCAAACAAAGAAGGTTCAGTCAAGTGGAAATTTTCCTATTATTAATGGTCAAACACGCAATAGTGGATTTGGGATTTCAACCTTTTGGATTGGGTGCAACCAAATTACATTACTTTGGTTGGCCGGCTCATAAACAACATTACATACCACATGGGGTCTTAACCATGCTTGTAATGGCGCTTTATACCGACGTAGAGGTCTCTGTGTTGCTTGGTTTACTTGATTACGTACTACACTGGCATACCGACTATTTTAAGACGAATATACGTGAATACTTTGGTTGGAAGAGTAATCAAAGACAGTTTTGGGTACTTAATATGTTTGATCAAATACTACACTTCTTAGGATATTACTTAATTATAATGATTGCTATTTCCTAGCAAAACCAAATCCCATAGAACCTGGTAAGTTCATATTAGCATAGAACTCTTTACCTGCATCAAACTTAATTCTGCCGTCAAACACTGGTGGATAAATCACAAGCATTTTTGTAAACTTGCCTTTGTCTTCACCTTGCATTTGGAACGTGCTTTTAATTTGAATCATGTTAGAGCTTTCTAACACAGTTTTAAAGAATCTGTTTAAGTTGTCAGGATCGTTATTCATCTGTGCCGCAACGTTTTTGGCAAGTGTTGTTGTGAAGTGCCATAGCTTTCTATACTTGGCATTTTGTAAAGTTGCATCTTTAGGACGATATACATTTGAGTTCATGTATTCATCATAGTGTCTTGGTACTGCTTCTTTGATTCTTCCTTCATCATTCCAACTTGATGGATCGTCAACTAGTTTTTTAATTGCATCTAGTTCAGCTTCATTAATCATACCTAATCTAGTTGCTAGTTTGTAAACTTGATACTTCTTATCTTTTTCCTTAATGGTTTCCATCCAACCTAAGTACTCTTTAAATTCTTCAAAGAAGTTTTTGTTCTTTAATTTAATTACGTCTGGTTTGTTATCAATAGTTTCTGCAATACTAACGGCACTTGCCTTCGCACCGCCCTTACCATCTTTAGCACTAATACCTATCTTTGCTCCCTTAGGAGATATAATAAAACTGTCAATAAGTTTTTGTGATTCATCTGCTGGATACTCTACAGTTTTCATTGCCTGCCAAGTAAGTCCTGGTTCAATAACCTGTAACAGTTGTTCCTGTGCTTCTGCTACTGCACCTCCAACCATGCTTGATCCTTGTGATAGTGCAATAGGTCCTGCAATCTCACCTATCTGAATTTCGTAGTTACCTTTGTAGTCCTTTGTTGCAGGCATGGCAGTATCTAAGTTTTCTAATATGTCTGCAATGATTGGTCTTTCTTCTGGTGGAACATCTTTAGGAAATGCGTCTGAGTTTCTAATTCTTTCTGCTACTGCTGATATGTCCATAGGACCATCTGTAACACCTAATCTGTTTGGAAAGAACCTTACGTTAGGGTGTGCCTTGTTTGCAGTTGCTGATAGTGTCTTCTTAATGTTGTATCCTAATGGCTCTATGTTTCTCATAAAGTCAGTTAGTTCCCATTTGATATAGTTTGCAGTCTTGCTTTTGTAGTATCTTACAAAGTGTAACGTACCTGCGTCTGATGTTATTTCAACAACAATGGCCGCATACGAAGTCAAAGGCTTTTTGTTTGCTTCAATTAGCTTACCTGTGATACCTGCTGTTTTTAAATCTGTTTGGAATTGCACATCTGCTGATATGCTTGAAGGTCCTACTGCTGATCCGTTTTTAGCATCTGGATCAGTTGTATCATCGTCTTTTTCTATTGCAACGTATTTTTCAGTTTGCTCATCTAATGGAAAGAACCAACAGTTGCTAGGAATAAACTTGCCGCCATCTTCAGTACTAAAAGGACTTTCCATGCCCTTCAGATTGATGTCGTCTACGGCACCTTTGATACCTCTGGTGCTTTCTAATATAGGTTTGGATACATTTTTGAATTCAAAGAATCGCATAACACAAGTATTTATGCTAGTTTAGGAAACAAGGCATTAGTACAAAATTCATCGACATCTGCTTCGTTAAGCCCTAAAGACTTCATAACACGTGGTGTATGTGGGTTTTGTTGCTGATTATGACAGTAATAGTTCTGTGCACCAGCAGTAAACTCTACTGTTTGTTCACCTGCATATTCAGGTACACTTTGAAACCATACTCTTAAATTATCAACTGCTAGTTTACATATTGCCTGTGCTTCTTCTTCTGTAGCAACATTACCAGCCGCGATCATACCTGGACTAAAAATATTTTGTGCCCATTCAGGTAATTCACGTTTTTTGCTAGGAATAAAATCCTTAACTGCATCTTGGTACCATTCGCATAACGGATGTTCTTCTCCGCCACTTGATGCTGAAAAGTCATGGAAGGCTCCTGTCATCTTACGTTTGCCTGCAATAACATCAAAGCCGTATATAGGTGCACCATTGTCTAGTGTTGGAAAACAACAAACGTGCATCATCCAAAGACCTTTTTGTTCACGTACATCAACAACGTCTATGTGAGCTCTTCTTACATGATCGTTTGCCCATACTCTGTTCAACCAACCGTTCTCTGGTTGATTAAATTTGTTAAGTCCTTTTTCTTCTATTTCACTTCCGAACTCGTTGAATATATCAAGAATTTCGTCTTGGGTCTTAATTAATGTGTCCCATATAATTGATTCGCTCACCTGTTACTCCATTGTCTATTTGTTAAGCCTGGGTAAGAAGCTTTCTTATTATCTTCTCTCATTCTATTTAAAATTTCTTTGCTCTCCTGCTCACCTAAATTGGCAGTAGCAGTTTTGATACCTACGATGTTTAACCATAGCTTCCAATTTATATCTTGGAATATCTCTGTGTTACGTGGAAAGAACTGTTCGTCTACAGTAGGAGTAGAGTTCCTTGCATAGTTAGTACATATTTCTTCCATCTTTTCAGTTTCTTTAAAGTTTTCTTCAACGTGCCTCCAGAACTTACTTTGTCTTGGATTGTTAAAATAATGTAGTGCAACAAAGCCCATACTATCTTCGTACACTTCACTCATGTCTTGGTTAAATCTATCTATGTCCTCTTGTTCATAGTAACCTTTTTTCATATAGTGTAGTGCTGAACACCCTATTACTAATAGTGCAAGTCCTGTGCTTTCTAAGGGTTCAATAAAGCCACTTGCTAGTCCTACACTAAAACAGTTGCCACGCCAGTTGTTTGCATTGTACTCTGGTTTGAAAGGTACATGATTAAAATTACCTGTGCGTAGTCTATGTTCTCCCCAATGTTGTACAAAATAATCTTCTGCTTCTTGTTTAGTTGTTATATCACTGTTGTAACAAAGTCCACTACCTATTCTATCTTTGACAGGAGTTTTCCATATCCACCCGTGGTCACAAGCCTGTGCAGTTACATAAGGTACCTGCGTTTCATCTTCTGTTTCATAACTAATCTGTGATGCCACTGCGGCATTTGTAAACAACATATGGCTTCTATCAACCCAGTTGCTATTGCCTAGTGCATTTGAAAGTAATCTTTTAAATCCTGTACAGTCAATAAAGAAGTCACCATTAACCATTTCACCGTTCTCTAATACAATGTGTTCAATGTTTCCATCTTTTACAACAGGTTTGTCTACGTGTGCTTTAATATGATTTAATCTTGGATACTTCTTATTAAGATATTCGCTTAAGAAGTTTGCTAATTTAACTGCATCTAAATGATAACCTACATGAGCGTCATTGCCATTGGCAGTTGTATTACCTGCAATCTTTCCATCCTTAACACTTATGTCATACCAAGCAGTCCACTTTTCATAATCTTCAGTTTTAATATTAGCATCTCGACATAGGTCTATTACATCAAGCCAGTTGCCTGAACTTGCTCTTTCAATTGGAAAGTAAAAAGGTTGCCAAATGTTTTTGCCATCTCCTCTCCAGTTAGGAAAGTAAGTGCCTAGCTTAATTGTAGCATCACACTCTTTGGTCCATAGTTCAGTAGGTATACCACAGTCTTTTAAGTAATGGTCAAAGCCAAGTATAGTAGCTTCACCTACTCCTACTATAGGTACTTTAGGACTTTCTATTAGTGTGATTTGTACGTTGGGTAAATTGTATAGAGCATAAGCGGCCGTAAGCCAACCTGCACTTCCTCCTCCAACTATAACAACTTTTTTAACTGATTGTTGCATCCATCATTTCCTGAAAAGTCTTTGTAGCAAAATCAAAACAGATCTTTGCCTCATCAGCCATACTATCATCTAAACGTTCTCTAATTAATTCTTTTAGAGCTGGACCGTTTTCGAAGTCATATAGTTTGCCACTTCCAGGAATTTTTTTACGGATCATTTGTCCACCACTTAGGTCACCCATGTGCCTAGTATAAACGTGTGCGAACAATTTCTTTTCATCATCTTTAATGCTCATGATATGATCTATATATTCTTTAGTGACGGGTAAAAGCTCTGGTGGATTTTCTTTATCTTCCCATAGCTCTTCGTAGTCTGCCCAGATGTTTGGAGCTCTTCTGATATCCATTAGGCCGTTCATCAACCCATGTGACATAGCACATACTTCTAAAATATCATACTGATGATGTTGATTGTACATAAAAGTTGCATACATCTTAGGATCTATTGATCCACTCATTAGCACTTTTACAAATTTTTGTCTCTCTGCGTTTCTATGATGCTCATAGGTTAATTCTTTTAAACTCATTCTTTCTCTACTTTCACTTGTAATGGAAAGCCGTTTGAGCGAGCCAACTGCGTAGTCTCTACACCTTTTTGTTCTGCAATCTCAAAAGTGTATACGCCAACTATTGCTGACCCTTCTTCGTGTATCTTTACAGTAAGGTCCCTTGCCGTTGTATCCGTATGTTTGAATATTCCGACAAGGCACTCAATCACGAAATCCATAGGGGTTAAGTCATCATTTAAGAAAACAACTTTGAACAAACCTGGTTCTAAGATCTTTTGCTTAATTTTTTCGTCTATTTGTACGTCCATAATATTACTTATCACTATAGCTCTCCTGATCGTTACTTACTGAATGTATTATTTTTTATCAACTTCTTCAAATTCTGCATCAACGATATCTTCCTTATCATTGTTTGCAGGCTCTGAATCTGCTTGTTTAGATGTTTCTGCTTCTTGTGTTGCTTTATATATTGCTTCGCCAAGTTTCATAGCATCTTGCGTCAATGTTTCCGTTTTAGATTTAATATCATCTGTATTGGATTCTTTGAGTGCATCTTTTACGGCTGTAAGACTAGCTTCAATCTTAGTCTTATCTTCAGCTGATAGTTTGTCACCATGCTCTGACATTTGTTTTTCAACATTGTTTACCATGCCGTCTGCATTGTTACGAACGTCAATTTCTTCACGTTTTTGTTTATCAGCTTCTTTGTTAGCCTCAGCTTCTTTGACCATAGAGTCAATTTCAGCTTCACTCAAACCACCGTCAGCTTGTATTGTAATCTTTTGTTCTTTGCCTGTGCCTTTGTCTTTTGCACTAACATTTACAATACCATTTGCATCAATATCAAATGTTACTTCAATCTGTGGCATACCTCTAGGTGCAGGTGCAATACCGTCAAGCATAAAGTTTCCTAATGCTTTATTGTCTTTTGCAAGTTCTCTTTCACCTTGGGTAACTACGATGTTAACTCCTGGTTGGTTGTCTTCAGCAGTTGAAAATACTTGACTTTTCTTTGTAGGAATAGTTGTGTTCTTTTCAATCAGTTTAGTTGCAACACCACCTAGTGTTTCAATACCAAGTGATAAAGGTGTAACGTCTAGTAACAATACATCTTTAACATCACCTTGTAATACTCCACCTTGGATCGCGGCACCTATTGCCACAACCTCATCTGGATTAACTCCTTTGTGCGGATCCTTGTTAAAGAAACCTTTTACTGTTTCTTCAACCTTAGGCATACGTGTCATACCACCTACAAGGATAACTTCATCAATATCACTTGCACTAATGTCTGCATCTTTAAGAGCAGTCTTACAAGGTACTAGTGTTCTTTCAATCAAGTCTCCTACAAGAGCTTCAAACTTTGCTCTGGTAATTTTAACGTTAAGGTGTTTAGGTCCACTTGCATCTGCGGTTACGAAAGGTAAGCTGATATCAGTTTGTGTTGTGCTTGACAACTCAATCTTAGTTTTTTCAGCGGCTTCCTTAACACGTTGCATAGCAAGTTTATCGCCTCTTAGATCTACGCCTGAGTCTTTCTTAAACTCATCACAGATATAGTTAACAAGTGTATGGTCAAAGTCTTCACCACCTAATGATGTATCACCATTAGTTGACTTAACTTCAAACACGCCATCGCCTAGCTCTAGGATAGATACGTCAAACGTACCACCACCTAAGTCATATACTGCTACTGTGCCTGACTTCTTTTTATCTAAGCCATATGCAAGTGCGGCCGCGGTTGGCTCGTTTACAATACGTTCAACTTCAAGTCCTGCAATCTTACCTGCGTCTTTAGTTGCTTGTCTTTGTGAATCATTAAAGTATGCTGGTACTGTAATAACTGCTTTCTTTACTTCACTGCCTAAGTATTCCTCAGCAGTCTTTTTCATCTTCTGTAAAGTAAAAGCAGATATCTGTGCAGGCGAATAGTCTTTGTCTTTCGCCGTTACCCAAGCATCTCCGTTTTTAGATTCTGTTATTTTAAATGGTGAAGTCTTAAGATCTTTTTGTACTGAAGCATCTTTAAACTTTTTACCTATAAGTCTTTTTACTGCAAAGACTGTGTTTTCAGGATTAGTTACTGCTTGTCTTTTAGCAGGTGTCCCGACTAATGTTTCATCTCCAAATGAAACGATTGAAGGTGTTGTTCTTGTACCTTCTGCATTTTCTATAACTCTGGCTCCAGATCCTTCCATAACGGATACGCAAGAATTGGTAGTACCTAAGTCAATACCGATTATTTTGCTCATAGTTTTCTCCTCCTTATTAAGCAAAGAGTAGGGTGAGGTTTCCCCCACCCTATCATTTTGTTATTTGATTTCGATAGATCTTGGTTTCTTAGACTCTGGAATAATTCTTTCCAAAGCGATTGTCAATAATCCATCTTTCAACTCAGCACCCTTGACTTCAACGTCATCAGCGATGCTAAAAGATTTAGTAAACATTCGCTTACTGATACCTTTGTGCAATACGCCAGACTGATCGTCGTCGGTCTTAGCTTCTTGAATTGACTTAACAGTAATTACACCATCATTGTACATTACGTCGATGTCTTTCTTACTGAAACCAGCTAGTGCGATTTCAATGTTGTAAGTGTAGTCACCAGTTTTCATAATGTTGTATGGTGGGTAGTTAGTTCCCTGATGAGCAAAAAAGTCATCATTAAACATTGATTCGAATCTATCAAAGATAGGGTCGAAACCTACTGTTACGGGTCTTAGTTGATTAAAAATTGATAGGTGTGATTTATTTGTCATTGTCTTGTCCTCCTTTATTAAGCAAGTTAAAGTCAAAGAACCCTATCAGGCATTCTTTAACATATTAGTATTTATACTACTATACAAATTATATGCTAAAATAGGTCTTTTTTCAAGTATAAATCTAACCAAAATCATCTTATATGGACAAAAAAGAAATGATTTAAGCTATAACGACCTTTTCCTTTTATTGGTTTTACTTCGTGTTGTTCAAAGCTAGGAAACAGTATAGTTGTATTGTTCTCCATCATAGGAGTATATCCATGGTCACTAAAGCATAGCTCACCACCAGTAAACTGCTTAGGTTCTTCATACAATAATGTTACTGCTGACATAACTGCATGGTCAGGGTGGGTTGCATAGCTACCATCTCCGTTATAACAGTTTAGTTGCATAACATCAAAGTTACACATATTAATATAGTTAGAAAAGATATTGTCCGACAAGTCTATGTCGAATATCTTTCTGTTATATCTAAGGATACTGCTTACGTGTCTATCTTCTTTGTAGTGCTTATCTAAATGCACGGCAGTCATATTACTGCTTTTAGGATCACCATTGTCTTGTGTGTCCTGACTAAACTTGTTAAGATAGTTTATTTCAGAAAATACACTTGGAAGTTCTGCTTCATCAAAGTAATTGTTTATGATTGTATGTACAAACGGAACCTTGTATGTATTAACTTGCATTGAACTGATTGAACACTTGGTTTACTTGTTGTGTACATCTTACGAATGTTGTACACTTAGGCATATCCTTTAGACGTCTTGCACCAATGTAAGTACAAGCAGATCTAACACCGCCAAGTATTTCAGTTATTGTTGCTTCTACAGGACCTTTATGTGGTAAGTGTACCACTTTACCTTCTGCACCACGATATCCATCTTTTCTACGACCGTGTCTTGACATAGCTTCATCTGAACTCATACCATAGAAAGTAACCTTGCCATCTACAATCTCACCTTCTGATTCTGTGTGTCCTGCTAACATACCTCCTAGCATAACAAAGTGAGCACCTGCTCCAAAGGCCTTTGCAACATCTCCTGGATATACACAGCCACCATCTGCAATAACGTGTCCACCGATACCGTTCGCGGCATCAACACATTCAATTACTCCTGATAGTTGCGGAACTCCTACTCCTGTTTGCAATCTAGTTGTACATACTGAACCTGGTCCAATACCTACCTTAACTATGTCAGCACCACGAATGATAAGTTCTTCAGTCATCTCTCCTGTAACAACGTTACCAGCAATAATAGTTTTGTCTGGGTATGCGTCTCTCATTCTGCCAATGAACTCACCGAAGTTTTCGTGATAAGCATTTGCAACATCCACTGTAATAAATTTAATATCTGGAAATGCTTCTAACACTTGTTTCATTGTGTTATAGTCTTTTGCATTCTCGTCCCAGATGTAACCTGTACCTGTACAAACACTGATGTATTTCATCTTGATACCGGAACCTATTGCTTCTTTCCAGTCATCAAAGCTATTGTGCTTACCAATGACAGTTAGCATTTTATGATCTTGTAAAACTTTAGCCATACTAAATGTTCCAACTCCGTCCATGTTACTTGACATGATAGGAACACCAGTCCATTCGTTACCACTACTGTGGAACTTAAATGTTCTCATTAAGTCTACATCTCTGCGACTTTCTAATTTTGATCTCTTGGGCTTGAATAATACGTCTTTGTAGTCTAGTTTTACATCGTGTTCGATTCTCACTGTTTCACTCCATAGTTAAATGATATTGCTATACGTTCGCTATCCGACCTATTTTGTTTTACGGCGTGTTTTACCCAAGCTGGGAAAATTACCATCATACCTGGCTTAGGTGGATATGTAGCCATCGTACTTGTGATTGTATTGTATGAGCTAAGGTTATCTGGAATGTAATATTGTGCTTCATCTCCACGATAAAATTGTAAGTCACCCATATTGTCTGTTGGGATGTCAATATAGAACACACCACTTAACATAGCATCTTGATGATTATGTAGTGTATGGTATGATCCTGGACCGTTTACATTGATCCAAAAATTTTGTATTTCTAATGGTGGTAGGCCTGCTGAAGTTCTACAATATTCTACTGCCTTGTCAAACTCAACGACCATTTGTGTAAACACATCACGGATGTCTGGCGGAAGTAAGTCAACGTTTTCAATTGATCGACTATGCCACCCACCTTCGTTACTGTTGCCAGCAAGTTCAGGTTCTTTGTTTCTCCAAGCTAGTGCAATATTCTTAATTGCAGTACGATTGATTACATCGTTGATTCCTGCAAACACAATACTTGGAAACCATAGATCCGCTTTTAAGTCCATTAATAACCTTCCTCTAACCTTCGACGACGATCTTCTTTCTTCTGTCGAGCAATACCTGCCGCCTTGGCCTTTGCTCGTTTTTCGCTAGGTTTTTGATAATAACGTTTTTCTTTGTACTCCATCAAAATACCATCTTGCGATACTCGTTTTTTAAATCTTCTTAATGCACCGAAAAAGTCGTTATTACGAACTTGAACGGTTAACCCACTTTTAGGTTTGTCTTTGAAAGTTGACAAAATAGTTGTTCTCCTCTGCTATTTGTCCAACGTCATAAATCCGTCTAGTGTTAATTACATTATACGACATTTGTTCGGCACTTGTCAAGTAAAAAGTTTTACTAAAGGATAAAAAGTATCCAATAAGCCATTGATACTCTTGTGCAATATTATCAATATCCAATATAACATAGTCAACTTGTTGGCTGACGTCTAATAACCAAGGCACATCAGGTGACTCGGATTTCTCAAACAAGTAAACATTTAGATCTTTACCAATCTTTTTGGCCATCTGATTGAACTGTTCCTTTTTATCGTCACTAGGACTAACCAAAAGGAAACTTAATTCACCGTTATACAGTTTGTCAGGTGGAGTGATTAAATTAATTACAGGTTCCATATTGTTACTTATTTTCGCGGATCTTGTTCCAAACGGAGTTCTGATCCTGTTCTGAATTTTGAACGTATACTTCTGTTAGGTCTGGTCGGAGTCTTCCGGATTGGTTTGCTGACGGATCTGTTTGTTGCTTACCTTTGTTATGTAATTGGATCCCTTCACCGTTTTTTTTTGAGCTTCGTCTAATTGTTTTACTTCTTCGCCATAAAAGATTCTGTTTGCAGTATCTGGATATTCTTTATCTTTATCTTCTTCTTTGGCAACTTCTTCTTTGGCAACTTCTTGCTCTGCGGCTTCTACCCATTTATTCCATTTGTCTAAGTCTTGTGCTTCTTCAGTAACGTCTACTTCCTTTAGCTTTTCTTCAAGTTCTTCTTTGAACTCTTCTGGCTCAGGCTTTTCAAATACTTTTGTATTGAACTCTTCGTATCCTTCAACCTCAGCAGGGTCATAACCATCTACTACATCTTTTATTGTCTTAGGCTCAGGATTCTCAAAGTCAGGTGGGACGTTCTTTGCTATCTTTTCTGCACGAAGTTGTTCGAGCTCACGGCGTTCTTCTTCTGCTAGTTCTTCTGGACTAACATCTTCAAACTTACCCTCGGGCTCTGGATCGTCAGGATCTTCGGGATCTGGGTCGGACTTTGGGGGCAAATTACCTCCCTTGTCTTCTCTTACAAAATTAAATGTGTACTGCGAAGCAATCAACAATAATACTGCTAGTGGATCAAATACAAATATAATAATTATAATAACCCAACGTACTGCTGACTCTAGCAAGTCCTCATTTGCATTTTCACCATATATGAATTCTGCGATATACTTAATAGGACCTACTTCAGCTTCTAGCTGTCTGTATGTTTTTTCGTAGTTAAACTTTTCTTCCCTTACACCATCAATAACAAGTTGTTCCTTGTCAATGAATCCTTCTAGTTCTGTTATTCTAGCATCTAAGTCTTCTGTCTTAGCATTTGCTTGTCCACGTAAATCTTGTATTCTATCCTGTATTGCTTTGATATCATCTGCATACTTGGCATCTACGGCCGCAAGTGCGTCATTAAGTTTAGCATTGATGGCTCGTATTTCTTTCTGTGCTGAACTGGCAACACTTAATTCGTTTGCTTTTGCTTTCTCTACTGCTTTGTCATACTTAGAACCACCACCTAAACTACCTTCGAATCTATCCTTGGCCGCTTTAATATCTGCTTCTTTACGTTCTCTTGCTTGATCAATACGGTTGTTCTGTAATTCTATTTGCTTATCAAAGTCTTTTCTTACGTCATCTTTCTCAGCTTTAATGAGTACATTAATTTTATCTAATTCTACTTGTTCACGATCAATAAGACTATCAACACGGATGTCTTCGCCTGCTAACAAGCGATCCATTTCTGTTGTCCAACGGTTTATTTTACCTTCTGATCGTACTATCTTATCGTCGATAGTTTGTATAAGAGCAACCTGCTCCTGTGACATACTTGTTTGTTCTATGTGGGCTTTGGATAAGAAACCAAAGATACCCATTGACGTTATAAACATCAATACAAATACTGCAACGGACAGATAAGTCTTTAACCACCAGGTAGCACGACTCCAATGTCTATGCAACCATACTGCCGTAACAAGTTTCCCTACTTCTAAAGAAACTCCCATTATGATGATCGGGATAACAGCCGCGGCAAATATAGCCGCCAATCCTGCAACCGAATAGTATATAGCTACCGCACTAATCGTCAGTGCAGATAGAAATGTTAGTATTCCTAATAACATACTGCTCCCTCTGTATTCTTTGTATAACATATTTATCTTAATTTTTAAGTATTTTACCTTAAAAATCTCCATCCTTCGTGGCCTGTTTCACGACAAGCCGTTTCCTTAAAGTGTCTTAATTTACCCTTGTAATTTAACTTGGATAACATTACTCTACAATAACCACTTCCCATTGGATAAGTGCTAACAATAATAACTTCACCATTAGAACCTGTGTTATTGTTGTACCAACTAGTACCATCTCCATTCTCTACATTGTCTAATGCAAAGTAAACAGCCTGTTCTTGTTTAAGCCTATCTTCTGCAGGTAGTCTATACCAATGCCATTTAGTTAGATTGACTACAACTCCTACATAACCGTTTGATGGTTGGTAAGTTGATTGTACACTTGATGTAGTTGTGTCTGTGGTGTTGTAAGTTTGCACACCAGTTGTTGAGCTACAAGCACCTAATATACTAAAAAGGGCTAGTAACAATATACCATTTACTACTCTCATAATCCTTACCTTTGAAAAGACAAGCATATCCTTTACGTTGGACCTGCTTACCGTTAATTAGAATAGTGTACCAATGTTCTTGGCATTGTGTCCCCATACCCATCTTAGGTGGTAATAGTTTCTTTACCGGGTCATCGCTACACTTGGTTATTTGTGTGCTATCTGTAGAACCATTCTTGTCGATAATGGTCTTATCAGTTTCACAATATTGATGTCCGCTTTCCTCTAAGGTCAACTTATTAGTTGCACTACAGGCCGTACATAAAATCATGAGACCTATAATGTATAGAAGATGTTTCATATTCTTCTCCTAGTTAAGTTGACTAGCGGATTTGTTGATACTTTTAGTGTCAACTTTTACAGTCTTAGCAAGAGATTCTGCTACAAGTTGATCAACAATTTCCTTATCAAGTTTCAACATAACAAAATGGAAGTACTTGCCATTTCTTTTATACAAGTAACCTTCAGTCGAAGAATAGTGTCTTACCACTGTGTCAGTAATCTTGTTAACAATCAATACCTGTGACTGTTGAGTCGAGTTTAGACTGTCCTCAGAACCAGCATCATTGTACTCAATTGTAGTTCTTTTGTTTACTGCACCGTTGATTCTATCAGCGATTTTTACTTTTGCTATTTGAATTGCTTTGTCATAAGCCGCTTCTTTAAAGCCACTTACTCCGCTACCACAAGCATAGTAGTAGTCTGTGCTCCACCAGAACCAACCTTCTGTTCCAGTATCTTTACATTTCATGTACCAATTAGGTACCACGTCTTGTTGCTTCTCGACCACTGTGGTCATAGTAGAACAAGCTGACATAAGTACCGCCATTGTAGCGACTAAAGTCAGATTTTTAATTGTGCCTTTCATTAAAGCCTCCGTAAGTTTATCTTCATTATGTATATACTATAACACCGAATGTCAAAAGAGTCAAGAAGTTTTTTACCAAAAAAACCTAGTTTCTACGCATGGTTGCAATTTCGGTAGCGGCCTTTTTGCCCGTTTTATCTTCATCATCTGCAAAGATTGGAACCATATTTGATTTGTGCATTGTTGCAATACCAACCAATCTACGTTCTCCTGTGTACTGCATAGATTCTTTTTTGAGTGCTGGGGCGAAACTAGCCGAACTAGTATGTGAAGGAATGTGTTTGGTTGTTCTTTCAAAGTTGTTGCCCGATTGGTGCCATGGTGTCGTTACCATAGATACTTTTTTGGATTGAGCAGGAACGAACTGTCCGTGTACATAATCAATATATTGGTCCATGGTCATCATATGGCTGTGCATACCAAGACTCTTCATCTGCTTGTTATACTTCCGTAAGTCAACTGTCCAACGTTCTAGTTTAGCTTTGGTTATCTTACGTTTTGGTTTCTTTGTTGAAGTGTTAAGAGTTGTGAGTCCTCTTTGTAAGTGCATAGTCATATCGTTATCCTCGCCAAAAAATTATTATAGGGCCTGCTACAAGAACTGCTGATATGGTAAGAATGTTTTCGCCTAGCTCACTATCGTAAGGTAGGTGCATGGAATAACCTAGTCCGATTAATCCGATGAAAAAAGACACTAATACTAATATCAAGTTCATGTATTAAATGTAACATAATATTAGTATTGTGTCAAGTGTTTTGGTTATATACTTTTGGTATTTGGTGGGTCTGGATTAACCAGATATTTTTCGAGCATTTCTTCTCGCATACAATAAATTTCTTTTATTGGTCTGTTTCCATATTCTCTTTGAACGTTGAAAACAATGGCTGGTACGTTACCTTGACTCCATTTCTGACATTCTTGAATAGTTTCAAATTTTGGATCTGTAAAGATATATAAATCTTGTGAGCCCGTAGGTGTCATACCTGCCATCAAAACAACAACAAGTATTTTTAACATTATAGGGTGACCTTTCCTTCTTTAAGTAGTCGTTCCCTATTATATAAGTGAGCTTTCTCAACTTCGTCTTTATTCTGGCCGTGATAAGCAACGGCATATCCTTCTTCAATTAATATAGCAGTTGCAGGCTTGCCGTCAATTAAAAAGTCTCCAAGAACTCTTCCGAACTTACCTCTTTTGTCTTCTCCGCTTCTATCAATCTGTGTTTTAAGATGTTGTATTGATCCTGTTGGTAACATCTCTTTGAGTCTGGCCTTTGATGCGAGTCCAAATTTCTTTTCAACTTTATCTCTTGTTCTAGACTCTGGTGTATCAATGCCCATCATTCTAACTCGTTCTTTGGCCATCCATATACCAAAGCCTAGATCTATATCGATATCTACTGTATCTCCATCTACTACTCTTAAGATTTTGCATTTATATTCGTACATTACTTTCCTTGCCCCCTGTAGAATTTAAGTGAACGTTTTTTACTTTTGTTCATAGAAGCAAGTTTGCAAGATCTCTTTTTAGATGACTGTGATGTTTTCTTTGGTGTAGAAACGTGTATCGATGTTGTCCCGTATAGCTTTGCCATAATAACTACTCCTATTGTGTAAGTTACACATATTAAGTATGTAGTTATTTACCAAAATAACTGAGTGTTATGCCAGGGTATAAGTTTAACTTATGGCGGGAGTGAAGGGACTCGAACCCTCGGCCTTCCGCGTGACAGGCGGACGCTCTAACCAACTGAGCTACACCCCCGTAAGAGTGGTGGAGCATGAGGGAGTCGAACCCACGACCTCCTGAATGCAAATCAGGCGCTCTCCCAACTGAGCTAATGCCCCGTGTTAATTACAACCGGAAACGCAGATCATAAATTGATGACCTGTTACTGCTACATGGATAGTATTAAGTAATACTGCCGCTCCTAGATAAGCAAGGTATGTAGTCATTTTCTTTATCCTTTAACAATTATAATTATATCTACATAGAGTATAACAGATATATTTGGTTATGTCAACCATATACTACCAACGAGGGTAACCCAATGACATTTGTAATGGATTGGCAGGATCAACTTCCAAGAACTTACCCCATTCACTATAGTAATGACGCATACCTACTTCATCATGGATAGTACCATTTTCGTGTCTACCATGTAGTATGTTTCTTGCTTCAGTACCTTCACGCATGGTTGTACCTTGTCCAGCTACACCTATAAGGTCTTCATGCAAGTTACGACCAAAAGGTCCCCATATACTATTGTGATGATTGATACGTGTAAGTCTTTCTTCAGGTGTGTCCTTGCGTAGTCCATATCCTCTAAACTCAATAAGAACTTTGTTAGGTCCTAATGGAGTAACTGCATCACTGCGGTATGCACTACCACGTAGGTTAAAGTTAAAGCCTGGAAACAAGTCTACCATATACCATTGGTTGGGCGGTAGATTAGGAAAGGACAGTTCTCCTCTATCTTCAAAGCCTTCGTACTCCTCGTAGTTTACTGTAAACGAACTTACGTTCACATGACCATTATCAAAAGGAATGTTCTTCCTTGCAAAGTATTCATCATTAAATCCACTTACACGATTAAAGTAGTGCATGAAGTCATGATAGAATTCACTATTGGTATCGTGCCATAGTTTGTAGTTTGTATCTATGATTGCTTTGTGATAATGAAATACTTCTAATTCTTCTGTGTCAATAGCATCTGCTATACAATCAAATGCACCTGCTGTCCATTGTTCAACACTTTGCGTAGGATTAGGATCAAGTGTTACCCATACCATGCCTCCGTGCTTTACTTCACAATGTAACTGTGTTCCTTCATACGGACAACTTAATGTTCCGCTAGGTTGATTAATATTAGGATTGTTATTTAAAAATGCTGTAACACCATCGCCTGTGTTGTATGCAATAACATTTACTCCTGCTATCTGTGTTGTTCTAAAGTCACCTATGTTATACATTTCACTAGTATGACACATAGGTATCCAAACCTTGCTAAAGATTTGTTTTTGTTCTTGTTCAAATATGCTTTGATTGTTGTAACACTCGCTACTGATGTATTCTACTTTTGGTTGGGCTTTCCAGCTCTTATGATTGCGTGGTGGCATGACAGTCTCCTTCATTATATTTAAAGTATTATAACACGTAAAAAAGAAAAAGTCTAATAGGTATTGTCTATGTAGTAATAGACGCAACTTTTCTGTTGCTAGGTAAGTTGCCAACCCCGAGCGATTATGCCGCTAGGGCAAAATCCTCATTCACCGCAGTTACTGGTGCAGAAAAATCTACAAAAGTAACGTTGGCTAGTGCATTATCGTTTGCATCTATAACGTTTGTTCGCGATAACCGTGCTTACATCCGGACAATCTCGTTCAACCTTAACAAGCCAATCGATCCTAATTCCACCCCGTCGGGGGTATATTGAATTGGTGGAGTGGCCGGGAATTGCACCCGGGTCTTGCTCTTGTGACATACGTTGCTGTCATCAATTGCAGTAATATTTAGCCGTAAACTGCTACTATTATGATAAAAGAGATAACTAATGTCAAAGGAAAAACTATGCCAAAAATGAGAACGTTTACTTTCTACGACGGTGAGAACGTAGAAACCAAAGAGTCAACAAGTCTAAAGAAGGCTATAAAATCCTTTCAAGGCGGGACTAAAAGCAAAACTGTCAGAGTAGAATGGGAAGCCAAAAAAGGCGGAACATACGAAATGACACAACGACTACCACTAGGTAGAAGTAAAAAGATAGGAAACTAAAATGGCTGGGATAAAGCAACGAGGGCCTATCTCTGTGCAACACAAAAGAACGCACAATAGAGATGGGGAAGATATAGAAGTAAAACCTGTTAGATATTATGGACCTGGATCCAATGGTAGAATGTGTGGGGCTTATGCTGATACAGGTGAAATGATTCTATCTTCAGACGGAACGCCTAAAGCATTTAAATCAATTTAATTATCTGTTGAAGTTATCAGGACGTAACAGGTTACCGGCAATCATTCTGCCCCTATTATCAACAAGCTCAAATTCTAGTAGCATCTTATTAGAAATGTTTGATATCTGTGCTGACTCAAAGGCACTAATGTGAACGAACACATCTTGTCCACCATCATCGGGAGTTATAAACCCGTAACCTTTTTTTGCGTCAAACCATTTCAGTTTGCCAACGATTCTCTCACTCATATTTTTCTTTATTATCCTTCGTGATTATGTTACTAAAGTTAACAATTTGTACTAGAGTATTTATGATTTGTATAATATAATTATGTACATACAAATATAGCATGAGGTTAGTCATGCTATAAATGTATTTCTAGAAATTATAAAGAGTTTTTCTTTTCTTGGATTTCTGCTCTTCTTGACTTTGCAAGTTTACCCATATTACCTAAGGCTTTTCTTGCTCTTGCCGCCGCCGCTTTTACGTTTTTTGATTCGAAAGATTCTGACTCTTTCATATAGTTTTCGTACTCAGCTACGATCTGTTCATGAATTGTTGACATAATATTATCTCCTATATTCTTAATTAATTATTGTATTTTGTGTTATTAGTAAGTAAATATGGCTTTTAGATACCTTATTTGGCGAAATTATCCTGCAAAAACGTTTGATGAGCCTGCCGCAACCGAAGTACATCCTGCTATTGCGTCTCCAACCCTGCCCGTTCCTACGTTATTGGTGAATACTGTTGTTGATCCTACTGCTATTGGTGCCGAGTGTGATGGACATGGTACTGGTGGAAGTTTATGTCCTGTGTTAACATCACCCTGTCTTGAAACAGGAATGCTATTAGCAAATACATTTGGAGAGCCTACTGCTCTTGTCATTCCACTACAATGAGCAACGTCGGCATCACCTACTCTAGTTACTGCTGGCATATGATCTCTCCCTTTTTACTAACTCTTTTAGCTTGTCATTCCACTGTTCTATTTCTTCATGCTGTTCTTCAGTATGAGGTTCTGGTGGAACTTCAGGTACGAACTTAATTATATGATCAAACTCATTTGGTATGGCATCAAAGTCTGTGTATGTGACTAATTTACCTTTGTCCTTTATAACAAATTCGTGCATACTAATATTTATGTAAGATTATTTGCGAACTAGGTCTGCCATACCAGCTGGTGCTTGTACAATGTTACTTGTCTGCTTGGTATATGCGTCTGCAAATTCTGTTCTTGTCTTGTGTACTAATGTAATTGCTTGATGCTTAATAGTATATGATTTACCCATATCAGCAGTAAACAAAAACTGTTGTAAGCCTATACCTTTTTCACTAGCAACTAGTGTTAAAGGTTTATTAATTTTAATTGCTTTGTCGTCATCTGCTTCAAACTTACCTACAAGTTCTTCACCTGATGTAAGTTTTATAGTTACGACATCGCCTACTTTGTATGCTGGTTCAATTAACATAATGTCTCCTAGTGTTCGTGGTTCATACCATGGTCGTCCATGTGCTGAACTAATTGTTCATACCCTCCTACATACTTACCGTGCAATATAATTTGCGGAGCAGTTCTTGGCATAGGCAATCCGTTTACTTCAAACTCTTTCATAAGAGTTTCTACTTGGATATCCTTACCAATGATGCTTTCAGTATAAGGGATCTTCTTGTTTGTTAAAAGTGCTTTTGCTTTTACACAAGAAGGACAATTAGGTTTAGAATAGACAACGGTAGTGCTAGGAGTAGCTTCTTTAGTTTCCATTATAATTTAAATCCTTTTAGCGAGTCTGTACTAACATCTTGTTTGATACCACCAACAATGTAAGACTCTACTTCTGTTTCTTGTGGTGCTACCTGTAACCCTGATGAACTCAACCAATGCTGTGTCCATGGTAGGGGATTTTGTGTTGTTGGAGTATCAAAGATTGGTTTGTATCCTAATGCTTTTAATCTCTTGTTAGCAATAAACTCTACGTAACTACCTAACAGTTTTTCATTAAGTCCAATGATTGATCCGTCTTTCATTAAATGATGTGCCCACGCCTTTTCTTCGTTAACGCAAGTCTTCCACATTTCATAAACTTCAGCTTCACACTCTTTTGCAATAGAGGCAAATTCTTTATCGTCTTCACCACGCATCCAATTCTTTAGAATGTGTAAACTTAATGCTAGATGTTGTGATTCATCTCTAGCAATTAAACTAATAATCTTTGCTGAACCTTCCATAAGTTTTAGTTCACCAAAAGCAAACGTACACGCAAAGGAAACATAAAAACGTAATCCTTCTAAGATGTTTACGTTCATCATTGCTAAGAATAGTTTCTTCTTAACATCTCTCATTGTGCCTTTCTTTAAGTGTATAAACTTATCTGCGGCTTCTGTAAACGCATCGTAGTTTTTAGTTACACTAACGGCACGTTCAATAATTTTATCATCTTCTAAGATAGTATCTAATACTTCTGATGGATCAGCATACACGTTCTTCATGATGTGTGTATATGAACGACTATGAATAGTTTCAAAGAAGTCCCAAGTAACAATACAACCTTCTAGTTCAGGAATGCTTACGTGTGGTAAGAAAGCTAAACATGGTCCTCTACCTTGTACACTATCAAGTAGTGTTTGATATTTTAAGTTAGCAGTAAAGATATGTTTCTGTTCCGGACGGAAGTTTGCATAATCACTTCTGTCTTTTTGTAAACTAACCTCTTCTGGTCTCCAAAAATAACCTAACATTGTTTGATTTAATTTATCAAACACAGGGAACTTAAACACATCATATCTCTGTGTGTTTTGATCCGGTCCAAAGAACATTGTTGACTTTGTAAAGTCTACTTTCTCTCTATTAAATACTGTCTTCGCCACTGCTTCTTACCTTTCTATATAGCACAACTATCACAAACTTCTTCTTCATCTTCTAATGGCTTACCATCTGGTAGTCCCACTTGAGGTTCAAAAGTATTTGTTGTCTCTGTCTTAATTTCCTCCTCACTTGGATCACTCTTGAAGTCATAAGTGTTTTGATAGTATGATGTTTTCCAACCATACTTATATGTTGTTAACATATCTTGTAACATAACACTCATTGGAACTTCATTGTTCTCAAAATGAGTTGGATTGTATGACCAATTACCACTAATGGCTTGATCAAAAAACTTTTGCATTACTGCAACGATATTTATGTATCCTTCGTTGCTTGGCATATCCCACAACAACGTATAGTTATTCTTTAACGTAGTATACTGCGGAACAATCTGCTTAAGAGGCCCTTTTTTGCTTTTCTTAACGGACAAGAATCCTCTAGGTGGTTCGATTCCGTTTGTGGCGTTCGACACAATGGAACTGCTCTCCGAAGGCATCTGTGCGGACAATGTGCTGTGCCGTAGACCGTGCTCTCGTATGTCATTGCGTAAAGCAGACCAATCATACTTTAATGTAATTGAACATATTTCGTCCAATTCCTTTTTATATGTGTCAATAGGTAATATACCATCACTGTATTTAGTACGGTCAAAATATTCACATTGACCTTTTTCTTTTGCTAATTCATTACTTGCTACTAACAAATAGTATTGGAATGCTTCTGATAACTCATGCACCTTAGTAAGTGCTTTCTTATCTGAATACTTACAACCTTGTTTTGCTAGGTAGTGTGCAAGTCCAATATAGCCAACGCCTAATGAACGTCTAGCTTTTGTACTTACTTCAGCGGCCTGTACTGGATACTTTTGATAATCAATAACTTCATCTAAAGCTCTTACGGCCAAGTTACATAAGTCCTGTAACTCATCTAAATCTTTTAGTGTACCTACATTGATTGCACTTAAAATACATAATGCAATTTCACCTTCTGGATCATCAATGTGTTGTAAAGGTTTTGTAGGAAGTGTAATCTCTTGACATAGGTTACTCATGTAAACTGTGTCTTTGAACGAACTGTGTGTATTAGCATGGTCAACGTTCATAATGTAAATACGTCCTGTTTCAGCTCTCTCTTTGATTAGAGCAGAAAACAATTCCATTGCTTTAATCTTACGTTTCCTTAGAGAAGTTTTACGTTCATACTTCACATACAATTCTTCAAATAGTTTTTGATCTGAATAAAATGCTTCGTATAAATCTGGTACATCGTGTGGCGAGAAAAGAGTTATGTCGCCGTCCTGCAAGAGCCTTTCGTACATTAATTTATTAAGCTGAATAGAGTAATCTAATCTACGTACTCTATTATCCTCAGTACCTTTGTTATTTTTAAGTACTAGGATGTCATCAATTTCATAGTGCCAAATAGGGAAGTGCGTAGTTGCATTACCTCCACGTACACCATTCTGTGTGCAACATCTTACAGTTGATTCGAATTTTTTAAGAAACGGAATCAATCCAGTGTGTGCTACTTCGCCACCTCTTATCTTAGAATTGATTGCACGAATCCTACCAGCATTGATACCAATGCCTGCACGTTGAGCCGTATAACGTCCAATAGCCATATCACTGCTGAAAATACTATCAAGGGTATCATCACTATCAACGAGGACGCAACTAGCAAACTGACGAAGAGGAGTACGAACACCTGCCATGATTGGTGTTGGGATATTGATTTTAAAAAGTGAGGTCGCATCGTAATATCTCCTTACGTATGACATACGTGTTTTTTCCGGATAGTCAGCAAATAGTGTTGCCGCGATCATCATGTACATAACTTGTGGAGATTCGTATATCTCTCCTGTGCTTCTATCCTGTACAAGATACTTGTCTACAATCTGTCTTAGCCCTGCGTAAGTAAAATTCTCATCTCGGTTATGTTTGATATATTTGTTTAATTGTTTTAATTCTGTTTCTGTGTACTTGTCTTTTATCGACGCATCATATACACCACGTTCTATGTTTCTATCAATAACCTTCATTAACGGCACAGCATTGTATTGTCCAAATGTTTCTTTGTAAATAGGATACAATAACAACCTTGCCGCCGCATACTGGTAGTTGGGATTCTCCAACGAGATCAAATCGTTGGCACTTTTAATTAAAATTTCTTGTATTTCTTCTGTGGACATTCCATCATAGAATTGAATGTTCGCTGTCATCTCAATCTGTGATGCACTTGTTCCTGATAAGCCTTCGGTGGCTTCTTCAACAACGAAGTGGATCTTGTTAATGTCCAGGGGCTCTACTGAGCCGTCGCGTTTTTTGATGTGTATACCGACGCCATTTGACATTCTCTATTGCTCCTGTTAATTTTTAATTCACTAATTCGTAATGATAAAGTATTTATTGTAACGTCGGCATCTTATAAATGCGTTGTGAAACAAAATGTGTGGGTAATTCAGTCTTTTGAACAACCTCATTATATTTGTAACATAATACACTATTGTTAATGCAAACAGGATAACATAATTCCTCATTACTGTAGTCCGTACTAATATGTATCTCGAACTCACTTCGAGAAAACCTATTAGTTAATTGTAAAGTGTAACATACTCCGAGGCTATTTGTCAAGTCGCAAATGCTGTTTTGAGCAAGTAACTCCCATGGAGTAGGCCAAGTGCTTTGGTCCCATGGGTCAATACCTAATTTGCTTCTTGGAATCTTGTTGTAATAATCAATTACATCTTGGAAAGGGTTGAGACTTACCTCTAGTTGTTCTCTAAACCTAGTCCAGTTAACGAGCTTTATCTCGTATTCTTTGTTTGGCATATTACGTTTTGTAATGTACTTTGAATAATATGTCACCTGTGTCACTCGTTGTCGTGTTCTTCATTGCTACAACCAGTGTATCATTTGTTCCGTCAGTGTTTTCATCCGTAAGTGAAACACTAAATTCTATATTGTATTCAAAAGCACTAGCACCTAAGTATGTAAAGTTATCTGTTACTTTAGATGTGTTGTCGTTAAGGTTAACAAGTATATCTAATGATCCTTCTCTTACTGCATTTACCTGTGAGCTTTTGTATATGTAATCTACAACTATGTTTCTAGTAGCATAGCCTGGAAATTTTAATACTCTAACTGCGGAGTTCTGTTGTGTTACAGGAAATCTATAACTAAACTCTAAATCAAATACTCCTGGTCCTTCAACTTCTGGAACGTATCTATACCCTGACATAAAGTTTTGATCATAACTTAAATTAGAAGTTCTATCAAACCAGTCATTGCTAGATGAGTTAGAAAGAGCAGTACCATCTGTAAACTTGATAACACTATGAATTGCATTACCTTCAGTACCGCCGTTGTTACCTACACTAATAAATTTGTTATTAAGTGAGGAATTAAATTGTCCTTTGTTTACCCATAATGCTTGTCTATCAATATCATGGAACTGTGAATTTTGAACTATGTTTCTTTGTGGTCCTGTTGCCATTCCAACTTGACCTATGCTTGTATTCTCTCCGTATACAATTCCGTATCTTAGTGTATCGAATTCACAATCATCAAATGTGTTTCCAACAACATCAAAGTCTGAAAATATTCCTGTTGCAAATCCTTTCATATGGATGTCATTAAATTTATTTCTGTTACAAGATACTGCTGTTGATAAACTATTCATTCTAATAGCAACTTGATTGGATCCTGGAGTTGCTCCACTTGTCCATGTACCTGTAATTTTTAAATCTTCAAATCTACTTTCTTTACAAGACGTTAGCAATACACCTGTGTTTGTAGTATTTTGTATTAAAGTTAAGCCTTTAAGTGTAATCTTATTAGCTTGGTTTAATGTTGTGCTTGAACTGTCTTGTGCATAACTTCCTGGTGTTGATCCTGAGTTTACAGTTTCAAATACAGGAGCATTGGCACCTTGTGTAATTTTTACTTTGTCACTTCCTTCACCAACGATAGTTGCATAAGGCGGAAGTTTTAAACTTGCACTCAATAAGTATTCACCTGCTGGTATTGTTAATGTAACTCTACTTGCAGTTGAACCTTTTGTTGCACTATTAAGATATAATTGGTCAATAGCTCTTTGTAATACTACTGTTTGGTCTGAACCATCTCCAGTTGCACCGTATGACTTAACACTTACACGTTCGTCTAGTACCGCTTGTAGTGTTCTAGCAGTAGGTAACATAGCAGTTGCACCTGTCTGCATTGTAGCAACATCTTTTTGATATGTGTACTGGTCTGCAAAACTGAATAAGTTATCGTATTGTGTTAAAATCTTTGTATTACCTACAGCCGGAGATCCTTCTGATACTGAACCATTACCAATGAATAGTTCACGAGTATCAACTGCCCAACCAAACTCACCACCTGCTAATTGTGGTACACCTGATCCAACGTTCTTCTGACCTCTACGTACTTGTATTCTTGAAATTTGTACTATTGCCACTTACTTGCTCCTTATACATTGTATTTATGCGAAACGGTCATAGTACATATACACACGATCCCACCATTTTGACTCCCAAGCCTTAAAATCGTCTGGCCATAAGTCAAATTGCTGATATTGTCCGTCACGAGAACACATAAAAACATGGCCTTCTTGTATGTTAGTTCCGTATATCTCGTTGTGGGCTAGTGCATAGGCAGTTAATTGTAGCTTATAATCATCTACCCATTCTTCCTTTTTAGGCTTATTAGTTTGCTTGAAGTCCATGATACATTCTTCGCCTTTAAAGACGCCTACGAGGTCTGTAGTACCGGCATAAATCTTCGGGTGGTATAAAGCTACCTCAGAACCCCATATTTCGTTAATATTAGCTAATGCTTCGTCTTTAATCTTTGTAGCCATGTTATTAGCTTGTTGGCTGTATGGGTTACTACCTGCTTTAGGCCATTCGCCTGTATCAATATAATCTTCTAAGAATTTGTGCATACGAGTACCAACACTTGCGGCCTCTGTAACAATCTCCTGTGCTTTCTTTTCTCCTACTCTTTTACGCCATTCTATAAGACCAGTTTTGTCTTTGGTCTTATCAAGTATAGTTGTTACACTTGCAACACTATTACCGTCAGGACAAGCATACAGGCGTTTGCCTTCTTTAGATTCTTTCTTTATTTCTTCGTAGTTAAACTTCTTTTTGATTAGGCTCATTAGGCTCGCTCCATTTGGCTTTGTAATTAATAACTAAACATCTACGTTTGTGTTTGTAAGGATAAGTTGCATGATTAACGTTTCCATTCATAATTATAGTCTTGCCTGGACTAGGTGGAAACTCATGAAACTCTATCTGTGTATTAGGGTGTGCCATCATTGTAACAAGACATCCGTCCTGTGTAAACATATCTTCTTGTTCTTTGTTGTCAAAATACATAACCGTACTAATTAAGTCTTCCTCGTTTGTATGATTGTGTACGCCTTGATACCCGTATGGGTTGTAACTAATAAACCAAGACTGGTCTGGTATAATGCTTTCAATTGGAATGTTTTGTGCTTTTACTTTTTCTAATACCCAATTGGTATAACCTAACGATATACTATTAAGATCAATATTACTTTGTGTTCTATCAGGATACTCAACTGTTTCAGTAAAACTTTTTAACATGACGTGAAGCATATTCTCCCAGTCATCGTATTCTGTTTCTATAAGAAATTGTCCTGAAGCAAAGTAATTATTATCCATGATTCATTCCTGGAGGTACAATATGTGTTAGTCCAGGTATTTCTTCTTCCGGATCAAAATATTCAAAGTCAAAGTCTACAACAAATGTTCTACGTGGTGCCTTTGCAGGATAAACTCCGTGCCACACCCTACCGTCTAGGATAACAGTTCTACCTGGGTAAGGTCCAAACTGTGTCATAAGTTGTGTGCCGTCTGGGTTAGGCATTAGAGTATATAACATTCCATTGTCAGCAGACTGTTCGTTAGTTCCTGTAGTAGGTTGTGAGTCCATAGCCATTACCATACTAATACATAATGGTCCGTGATTGTGTATTGCTTGATAACCACCATCATTATAATCTACACACCAACACTTGCTAACCTTAATACTTTTAATAGGTACCATGTTGCGTCTTAGTTGTTTCATTACCCAGTTCAATAGCTTGTCCCAATTAAGTTTATCAAACTTGCTTTGATCTATTGGTGGAAAGTTAGATCCTGGATTTGCTTTGTTAACATCAAACTCTGTTTCATTTAATGTTTCTGAACTAGGAAAACCTTTTTGTTCTGGTGTGTCTGGATTCATCTTATCCGAACGTACTACACTACCTCCCCATTCAGGTAAGTTCTTAGGAGTAACATCATATTGATATCCTCTAAATGTAGTTTTAATTTTACTTTCGTCTTCACCTCTAAATTCTTCATTCTCAAATAGTGTTAAGAACTCTTCGTAGAACGGACACTTAACATCGATGATCCATTGGTTACTTGCACTATGGAATTCAGTACTCATGTTAGGATTTTGTCTTTCGAAGTACGGTGCTATGTGTTCAGTCTTTTCTGTTGCCATTACTCTTCCTTTCCCCAGCCACCTGGGTTTTCCCAACTTGTATAATAAGGATCATTAAAGTTAGGATCGTCCATACCCTCTACCGCATTGACTTCAGGTACATAATGTTTAAGCATATTCTCCACACCCATCTTGAGTGTTATGGAACTACTTGCACAACCTGAGCAGGCACCACTCATTAACATAAGGGCAACGCCTGTGTCCATATCAAAGTCTTGTAGCTTAACAACACCTCCGTGCATTTCCACACTAGGTTGAATGTTCTTCTCTACGATACTTTCAATCTCTTTTATAATTTCTTCTTTGGTTCTGTCTTGTGCTACTGTCATAATATTATATTATTTCTATTTCTACCATCGGCGTTAATGGTAAATGTTATTCGGTCGCCATTACTTTTACTTGCTTGAGTCTTATGAGTCATCCAG